TCGGAATTTGCTCCCATAACTCCCAATAGCCAATAAGCATTTGCGACCATCCCTGTGATGCTTGCCTCTCCTCCGTATTGTTTGTTGATTGTTGCAGTTGCGTTTCGTGCTCCAATTCCATAGACTCTTTCTGCGTTGTTTGTCCTGGTTATCGTTACTTCAATCCCTTGACCAAACGGCATATAAGTCTCGTCGCTAGCTGTGTGCGATGCGGCCGCTACGCCCCACCCATCCATATCTTCGAATGCGAATAAAGCAGTTGAATTTCCTCCTCCAATATAATTTTGTGCCATTTATTTTTTACCTCCCTTTGGATTTAGTTTTCTCATTTGAGTTTTCTTCTTCTGCGCGGTTAGTTCGTCGTCGATGATTTCTTTTTCTGAATTATTTTTGTCATCTTGGGCGGGTTCCATTAGTTCTTCAGCCTGAGCCATTGTTAACTTCCCTTTCGCGACATCCGTCATTAAACGCTTTTTAGCTTTATTCAACATTGAACATCCCCATGATGTCGATATTTTTTTGCATAATCTCATCTTTTTTGTCTTGGGATTTAATTGTTGGTCCGATAAATGTTGGCTTAACAAATTTTAAATAATAAAAGTTTTTTGCGTTAGAAACGTAGAGTTCTTTGATTGCTTGGATGTAGGTGTCTAGGTCGTCTGAGTTGTCTGCGTATACAACGATCGTAATTGCTACGTTTGATATAAAGCTGTCTCCGCCTATCCCTAGCGCATCGGTTGCAACGTTTATCACATCTACTGCGATTCGTGGGTATGAGTTTATTGTTAAATCGTTTCTTGGAAAGTCTGGGTATATTTTGTCTCCGCCATAATCATAAGTCACGACGTATGCCCCTGTTTGGTCTGCTTCGAATGTAATTAAACAACCGGCCGCATTCTTATAATCTGCATTCCAATCGGTCCCGAGATATTTTGAGGTTCCTCCAACCGTAATGCTTCGAATGTTCTTAACCGTTGATAGTGCAATTGTGATTGTGTCCTCTGCTGCCAATGTATCCTCTTGAGTATCGGTTGTCACGCCCCTCTCACTGATAGTAAATACATTATTATTTCTTAGAAAGTCTACCTGCTCTGATTTGATTTTTGGTATGTCCATTTGTTTCCTCTTGGAATGTTATGCCGCTTGGCTTAGTATTCTTAACTCTAGCATGTTTTTAAATCTTGTTTTCTAATTCGCGAATTGTTTTGTTATCTCTTCTTGGATAATTCCTGCTAGTTTGTTTCGAATCGTGTTTCTTATGAATGGGTTTGGTCTTGTTCCTGGATGTTTAACAACCTTAGCGAACACCTTGCCATTTCCTACTTTGAATTTGAGTGCCTTCTTGTCTTTTGGCTTGATTATATGTGGTGGCGTGTTATGTGTGAATATACCGTTAGCAAAGAACGTATCTTCTCCTTCTAATGTTAAATTATAAATTGTTGATTTATTCATCAAAATAGTTTCAATATCAATTATTTCTTCTGTTATAAATTCTTCGAATTGTTTCTTTGTGTTTTTTCCATATCCATATTTTTTATGAAATTCTTTATGATGTTTTTCACATAAGGCAACTCCATTCTTAACATCATATCTTTCTTTTGGAAATTTATCAAATCCATTAAGATGATGGGATTCTATTTTTTTAATCCCACAAATAACACAAAATTTATCACGTTTTTTTACTGCTCTAACCCAAACTTTTTCTTCCTTATTTTTTCTTGGATTTGTTATTCCTCCATTCCAATTGTGATTTTTTTTCCCAGTCTGAGATAATCCTTGCTTTGTTCTTGTTTCTTTAGATAACTTCCAATGCTTTCCTTTAGAATAATCATGTCTAGAATATTTATGATAGCATTCCTGTGAACAAAATTTGGCAGTATCTTTTCTTGATGGGCTAACAAAAAACTTTTTCCCGCATTTACATTCTATTTTTATTTCTGTTATAATACCCTTATTCCAAGGTGTTCCCCCAGCCCTTACCATATTTTTTTTATCCTATCTCTGACTTTTAATTTATGAGCTTTCTTCCATCCTTTACTTGTCCAGATGGGATGGTCCTCTGTGATTTCTAATTTCTTATTTTTGGTTTTCATAATAATCTTTTTTATTGGATACCCAATCTCCATTTTTTCTTTTTGGATTAATTTTTTGTATTCTTTTCCAGTCCATATTAATTCCCCTATTTTCAAATCTTTTAATTTTTTGTTTCCTTTCTTAGTTTTAATAGGAATAGTGTCTTTAAAAAAGCATCCAAACTCCACATAAAAAGCATAATCGACTATTGAGATTGTTAGTGTCATCCCGTCTGATGTGACCCTGATTGAATTTCTTAATCTCCCAGTATCTACTGGAGCTGCTATAATTAGTTCGTTCTGAATCCTTATTGCTATTCGTGGGATTGCTCTCCAAATCGCTTCTTCAATCTCATTCATCTTCTACATAAAAAAGCATTGCAAGTTTAAAACTTCCGGTCCCTGCAAAATCTCTCACACTTACTGTGTCGACTCGGTACACTCTGGAATCATGTGTTATCTTATCGTATTTATTTAGCGTTGTGTCCGGGCCGATGAATGCCATTGCATCGTATGATTTGTTTAAACCTGATTTGTCGAGGTCATATTTTGCTTTGTATGGGCTGATCACTATGTTGATATCCTCATCAGTTCCGTCAGTATAACTTTTATTTCCCGAGTAGTCTGGCGCCATTGTCACCGGTGTTCGAGTTGCTACAACCCCAAAATCAGAAAGGGGCCCAAGGTTGAAATCTCCACTTACTCCCACAGTTGCTTTCTCGTAATAATTAACTACAACCGTCATATCATCCCAGAGTCCGTTTAAGAATGTTATTTCTGTTGAAGCTGATAAGTGACTGACTGTGTATTCTAAATCTAATCCTAAAGGCAATCCACTCGCATAAACTAAAAATCCACTTTGTTGTGTTGTTCCTGTATTTGACAGAATTAGGACTCTATTCGAATCTCCTGAAGCTCCACTTGTGTCTGCTCCTGTTCCGTTGAATGTTTTTATTGTTGCCATTTTATTTTAATGTTTTTGTTTTTTATATATCTAATTGTATAATTAAAAAACAGTTTTCCAGGAATCTCCAACATTTATTTTAACTGATTCTACTGCTTTCCAAGTATCAGCAATATTGATTTTCATACTATCTACATCTTTGAATGTATCTCCGATATTGATTTTCATGTTTGTGCCTGTTGCTGCCGAGAAAGGATAAGCCCATCCTGCCCCAGAGTTCCATAATGCCGTTACGTCGTCGCTGTCTAAGGCTTTTGAAAAAACAAAAGCTTCATCCAAATATCCCTTATACCATCCTATCCTTTCATATCCAAATTTTAATTTAGCCGTCGAAGTAGCTAGTCCACTCAAAGCTGCGCTAGAAGTATTATCTACTTCCGTCCCATCAACATATAAATAAAGTGTAGAAGTTGAGCCCGAATAAGACATAATAATTAAGTGCCACTCCCCATCATTTAAATCAACATCGTCGGAAATAGAAATAGCCGTGCTCCCGTCACCCATTTGACAGTGGGCAAAATTTCCGGCCAAATTAAAAAAGCCGTATCGGTCGTTTAAGTTACGTTTCATAATTACCTCTACTGTCCCAACATCCCCATTAAATTTTGTCCAATATCCTATACTAAAATTATCATTCTCATCAAAATTAATGCTAGCGTCATCATCCACTTGTACAATATCGTTTGCTCCATCAAAATAATATCCCGTGTTTATTATTCCGTCGCTGTTTTGTGTTGTAGAAGTAACTACCCCATCATTAGACCCCTCTGCGTCAATCATGTCTCCCGAAGACTCGTCCATCTTCCAATAAGCAACACATGAGTCTATTAATGCCATTATGCCGTGTATTTCACAAACAAACTTCCAATCGTTGTAGTGTTTGCTGTTGGTGGACTTCCCGTCCCGTAACAAACATTAACTACTTGGTCGGTTGCTGCTGTCCCGTGGTCTGCTGCAGTTAATGCTCCAGTCAATGTTGCTGCGCTTAATGCACTAACAACATTTGTCGCGTCTGTCACATCCGCACTTTCTTCGATTGTTCCTAGTTTAGTTGATGCTGTTGAATTATAAGAAATTTTGTTAGTGTTAGCAACAATCTCATCCCACTTGTCTGCCCCTAATAGTCCTGCATTTGTAGTATCTGCTTCAACTAGAGTTGCGTTTGTTCCATCAGAAGAATTAACATCCATCGTAGTGGCTGTCTTTGTTCCTACACTTAGGTTTGTTGAAACATTATGATTCACATCTGTATCTTTAGCATTATTAACAACATGTTCATCATACATAGTAGTTGTCATAACCCCAGCGTTCGTCGCATTAGCAGCGGCAATAGTATCATTTGTTCCATCACTTGATTGAATATCTACATTTGTTGGAGCTTCGACTACTGTAATATTTGTTGTTACATTATGGTCTACGTCCGTTTCCTTTGCTGTGTTTAGTCCGATTGCTGTTTCGAGTTGAGCGTGAGTTTGAGTTCCAATATTACTTAAAGCTGTGTGGTCTGTTGTGTCCCCTGTGTCTGTATAATTAGCAGCGTTGATATTAGTTGCACCCAAATCGGTTGTCCAATCAAGATGTTCGTTAGCAGTAACTCCAGTTAAACTATCGTGAGTAAAATCTGAAGAAGTATAGGTTGTGTTAGTATAATTTCCAGAATGGATATTTGTTGCTCCTCTGTCTGTGGTCCAGTCTAGATGCTCATTAACAACAAAATCAGAAAATCCATCATGGAAAGCTCCACCACTATAAGCTATATCTCCATCTGTTACTGCTGTATTAAATTGTGATTTGGTTCCAGTAATCCCTACAATGCTTGTTTGGTCTCCAGAATTTGTATTTGTAGTATTTCCGATTACCGTTACTTGAGCGTCTGTTACATAATTTGAATCTGCATCTACACCTATATCTCCAGTCGTTAAAACTACTGTTCCTGTTTCTCCATTAACACTCAAGACACTATCTGTTGGAGTTTGTAATTCTGTAAAGTCTGCCATAGTTCCTGCGCTTCCGCCATTGTGCATATACGATTTATTCTCATCTGTTCGAATAACCACATCACCTTCTTCTGTTGTTAATGCTAACATTGCCACTTCACTTACTGCAGTTTGTACCGAAGTCAATGCTACTGGTGGTAATACTGCACTTGAAATGGTTCCACTAGAAATATTTGAAGCATTTGTACAGTCAACATTCGGAACATTTCCAAGACTCACATCTGTTTTGTCTACTGAATGTGGGTTGTTTGTTAATCCCCTATGAGTTGTATTAAAATCGATCGCTGTTGTGTTTGTTCCTATTCCGCTTATATCTTGATCTCCTGAATTTGTTCCGCTTGTATTTCCTAGAAGTGTTATATCATCATCAGTAACATAATTTTGGTCGCCTGTCAAAGCTGGTGCGAATCCTGTGTGTCCTGCACTTGCATAGTCTAATTGTGAAAAAGAGGCATGGGCTGTTGTGTCTCCGGTATTCGTATAATTACCTGCATTGATGTTAGTTGCCCCCTGGTCTGCTGTCCAGTCTAAAACTTGGTTTGCTGCGTATGTTGTATCAGTATAATTTCCGGAATGGATGTTTTTCGCTCCCTGGTCTGCTGTCCAATCTAAATGGTCGTTTACTGGAATACTTGCCAAACTATCATGCGCGAAATCTCCGGCTGTGTAGGTTGTGTTTGTATCAGTGTAGTTTGCCGCATTAATCACAGCCGGATTTTGGTCTACTGTCCAATCGACTTCCACATCTTTTGTATAACCAAATGCTCCAATGTCTCCATCACTTAATTGGGTATTTGTATCTGTGTAGTTTCCTGAATGAATGTTTATTGCTCCCTGGTCTGCTGTCCAATCGAGATGCTCGTTTGCTACAAAATCAGAGAACCCATCATGGAAGGCTCCTCCTGCCATTGCCGCACCTGCTGAGGCAACGTTTGTTGAATCTGTGACATCTGCTCCATCTTCAATGTTTAGAGCGCTTCTAGTCTCAGTATAAGAAAGACCTGCAATCACTGCTCCGGCTGAAAATCTTGCGAAGTCGTTTGCTATTGGGGTTCCTGAGGTGCTTACGTTTCCACTAACACCAGTTAAATTTGAACCATCTCCATAGAATTCTGTGGCTGTGACTTTTGTAGCGCCTTCTAGTTCATAAGTATCTCGTAGGTTAATATCGCCCTGTGGTGTGAAGTCTGACATTAGAATATTGCTGGTCTGATGCTTATCCTCGACATCATCTCATCTCTTTGTTTAATTAGCTGGTTAGCAGTTTCTCTAAATTGTGTGTACGGCTCTCCTTTTTGGACATGCATCTCTGCTAATGTGTAGCCTACGATGTCTGTGTAGGATTGTCCGATAATTCTTGCAACGCATGCAATTGCGCAAACCGTATTCATTAATTCGATGAAGATGTGCTCTACTTCTAATTTCACAATGCTGCTCCCGGACTCATGTGTTAAAACTAATTGGTCGAGTGTTATGCTTCCTACTCCTGTTGCAGTTATCTTTGCCGCTTCTCGGTATCCGTCCATTCCTAAAATTTCAACCCAATCATTCTCAGCGAATCCCGTTTCGCTTGCAACGGAGACTGAGACCCCCGTACCTGCGATGGTTGCCGCCGAGGATGTTGTGCTGACTGTCTGTGAATGTATGACACTGCCATACACATATTTGACTACGACAGAATTACGCTTGCTTGAAAATGTTGGCACTTCTGCCCCTGTTCCTAAAAAAATATAACCCGATTCCTTCTGAAGCTCCAAGTCGTCTGGATCCACTGTGGTCCCATCGATTTTTAAGGCTCTCACGCCCAACACGGGGTTCTTTTCGAGGTGATGCCTACTAGTTCCTTCCCCATCATTAATCTCGATTACCTCTGTCGGTTTGAAATATGTATTAAAAAATCTTGGAATCTTAGCCTCTGCGTCCACTATCATAAGTCCAACATCCGTGTCGCTTATCTCTGCTGCAGCAATTCCACAAATACGCCTAACCTCAGCCACAGTTGCGAAGTCTCCGTCATCTTCAGCCATTGAATATCCCCCTTCCGATAACTCCTAGTAATGCTCCAACCAACATTGTTAAAAATGATAATGCTATTGTTGCCCATGTTGGAAGTCTGTTCGATTGATGATTAAATAATTGTGTGACTTTGGTATCTAGGCCATCAATTTTCTTTTCGACCTTCTCAAACCCTGCTTTAATATTTTCTATCTTTTCCCTGGACACCTTTCCAAACGCACACCCCGCCATTCTATTTGGAGCCATAGGCCTCCTCCAAAATCTTAGCAATATCATCCCTGAATGGAAGTGCATATTCATCGGTACTAGCCCGAATCGTTTTTATTAGTTCTTCTCTTGCAGGGAATATTTTTGTAATGTCCTGGGCCGTCTTTCGACCTATGCCTTTGATTTTTATTAATTCTTCTAGAAATGTGTTTTGGATTTGTTTTGTTTCGACTTTCTTGGATCCAATTTGTCCTTCAGTCGTTTTGACGGAGAACCCATAAGAAATTCCAGCCCTAGCTGTTAACTCTACACTTTCTCCTTTTCTTATTGTGGCCCAATGACAATCCCTTGCTTTCCCGATACGAATCTTAATTGTCCCACCTCTATTGATGAACCACATTTTATTCCTCAACCATCAAGTGTACTGATACGGTTTCTGTTGCTGTTCCAGATGCAAGTGATAATTTAACTCGTCCGTAAACCGTGAATGGCTCATAAACTTTTAATCCTGTGTACGACAATACTGTTTCTGCTCCAGTATTTATGCAAACTGGTGTTCTTGGATAATAAGTCTTATCTGTTGTCGCTGCTGCCAAGTCTAGGATTTTTTGAGCCGAAGCTTCTCCATCCGTGTCTAGGTCAACGGTACAACTGTGCGTCGGATAGTCAACTCCTACTGCAATAACCCTTCCTCTTATAGGTACGCTATAAGCTGAGGCTGAGGTCGCACCTGCTGCAATTGTTGCCGATATTTTGTACTTTGTTATTTTTGACATGTTTGTTTCTCCATTTAGTTGACTTAAGGTCCCTCGACCTCTTGTTTCTTAAAACAAGAAAAATAAATAAAAAAAATAAAAATTTGTATTTATTCAACTTTTACAAGTTTGTTTCTTTGAGCGATTCTTCTTGATACGGTCACTACTTCTCCAGGCTTAACTGTTAACCATTTGACTTTCCTTCCATCTACAAATTTAATCTTTATTCCCTTATTGGAAACATTCTTAAATTGTTCAACTTTTGGTTGTTCTGTCTTTGCTTCAACGAGTTTTTCAACTAGTTTTGCTTCGACTGGTTTAACATCTGCTACTTTAACTTCCTTTTGTTGTTCGATTGGTTTAATTTCTTTCGCCATTTTATTCGAATAACACTCGAGAAATTTTCTCGTAGTAAACTGTCAATATCCTAGCGCCTGCTCCCAGGTTTTGCATTCCGATGTATGG